GAAGAATAATATGCCAAACATAGCAATACTAACAGACTTAGAAGATTACTCACCAGTTTATAATAATATGACTGTAGTAGTAGAATCAGCTAACAAATTAAGTCCATCATTTAGATATATATTTGACGTGTATATTACTGGTGTAGTAGGATTCAAAAGGTTTAAGATAGACCCTGAACCTCTATCTTTTCAAGAATTAGGAGTCTTTGACGTTAATAGAGTTATAGAGGCTTATGTTAAAAGTTATATCCTTACAATTAACCCCACAGGGTTTACAGGTGGATTTACCCCAATGATGGACAGTATAGTAGAGTTTCAAATTAAATACGGTGAAGAGTATAGACTGACACCAAATGACCCAATAGTTGAATATCCTGATGACGTAATAGGCACTACTAAATATGCTTACGAAAGTTCACTACCATTTGATGAATGGGTAGATTTTAATTTTGATGACATTGATTTAGCGGTTAATGGTTCATGGCTTACATCTAACTTAAACAATAGAATAGATTTTGATACGGTTGGTTATAGTGGTGTGATTAGTTCAGACGCAACGATTCCTGAATACTTAGAAATAAAAACTTATGATAGCGTAGGCACTTTATTAGGAACATGGAGAGCGCAAAATTTATCACCTGTTACATATCAAACTAAAATGATGTTAGTCGCTACGGGTACATTTAATTTAAATCAGATTACAAGTGGATTAGTTACAGGAGTACAACCTATTATTATCCCAACGGTTGCAAGTTATACTTTACAGATATTAGACCCTTTATTCTTTGCGGTTACTCCATTACTAAACTTTGAGATACAAGAACAGTGCGAATATCCTTTACAAAGATTAATGTTTGAAAACAAATGGGGTGCGTTTGATGGCTTTACATTTGATTTAATCAGTAAGGAATCACAGAAAATAACACGAAAGAAATATAAATTTAATCCTACGATAATAGATGGTGGTGGTAACTTAGATTATAATCACGCTAATAGAACGAATGTAGATTACTTAATTAAATCTACTAAGCAAATATCTTTAAATGCTGATTGGATTACTGAGGAGGAAAACAACTGGCTACTTGAATTAGTTGAAAGTCCTGAGATATACTTACAAGGTGTAACCTCAAAAGGCGACCAGACTTTATATTCAGTTGAGTCAATACAAGCCAATTCTTACGCAATGAAAACAAAGAAAGTTGATGGGTTGTTCAATATTGATTTAATTATTACATTATCAAGTAACAACTATAGACAAAGAAAATGATAAAAGAACAATTATTTATTGATAGGGTAGAAGTACCTTTGGCAAGTTCTTTAAATCCATCATTGACTTTTAGTATTGCTGACATTGCTCAACCTGATAAAAGGAAGTCTACCTATTCAAAGACTATTAAGATACCAAACAGCAAGATAGCGTCTAAGGTATTCGGTCAAGCGTTTGAGATTAATCTAGTAGATGGTTCATTCGATACGTCTAAGAAGATAGCAATGGTCTATATGGTAGATGGTATTACTATAATGGAGGGTTATTGTAGGCTTAAGACAATTGACACAACAGACAATGTTGATATAGTTTACAATGTTATATTAATGGGTGAGACTGCAAACTTATTTAGTAAGATTAAAGGAAAGTATTTACATGATATAGATTTAAGCGAATACAATCATCCACTACTTAGAATTGCACAGGTTCAAAGTTGGGACAATCAAATACTACAAAACGGAATATTTATACCATTTCAATTAGGGAGGGGTTATGTTTATCCGTTAATAGATTATGGTTATACTACTAATCAAGTTAATTACACACCAGAACAATTAGCACCTGCAATTTATGTAAAGGAATATTTTGATAGAATATTTGACGCAGAAGGATTAACCTATACAAGTACGTTTTTAAATTCAACATTATTTAAGAGTTTGATTTTACCATCAGACCCAACAACGTACACACTAACAAATGCAGAGATAATAGCAGAACAGTTTAGCGTTAATACTCCTTTAATGTTTGACACTGGCACAGTAAATTCAAACAATCTTACTAAAGAGGTTCAGAGTCCAAGTGTTGTTGTTAGGATGTCAGCAGATGTAACAGACCCGTCAGGATTATACAATAATACAACGGGAGAATTTACAGTTGCTTATGCAGGTACTTATAGTTTTAACTCTATTATAGATGTCAATACTACATTCACACCGAGTAGTTTAGCTGTTCTATCAGTAGCGACAAGTGGAGTCAGAGGATTCATATCTATACTTAAAAACGGCTCACAAGTTTTAGACCAAATAGATTTTAACATGAATCCCAATGTAACAAGCATAGGAGTTAAATCTACAAGTGCTACACCTTCAAATAATGACCCTGATTATTACGATATAGTAAACGGTGCGAGGATTAACAGATTACAATCTCCCCCTGACAGGTATCAGTTAAATGTTAATGCAGTTTCTTTAGCTATTGGAGATGTAATAACTATTGAATATACTGCTGGTCTTTATTTAGATTTTGGAGCGAATAACTACTTTAATGTAATTGCTGGAGGCTCATTGGGTGGAAATGCTTTTGTTACAATGGCAGTTGGTGGGTTTAGTAATACATTACTTAATCAAACTGTTGGTTATGGTAATACTGTTAATGTGAATAAAACTATACCACTCAAATATAAGCAAGGAGATTTCTTGTTAGATATTATCAAGATGTTTAATTTACAAGTTGAAGCAGATAGAAGTTTAAGAAATAACTTTATTATAGAGCCTCATGATGACTATTATTTAAATACAAAGGTTAATAATTGGTCAGAGAAACACGCAATAAATAAACCGTTTACATTAACGCCAACAGGTAAATTAAAAAACTTAACATACTCATTTAGTTATAAAGAGGATAAAGATTATTATAATAAATCATACTTGTCGCAATGGCAAGAGATAAACGGATATAGAGAAGTAACCGCTATTAATGATTTCCTTAAAGGAGAATACAAAACAGAATTAACATTAAGTCCTACTCCAATAGTTGGTGAGCCGAATAGTGAAATAGTTATACCTAGAATCATATCATTAGATGATAATAATGTAGCAAGACCAACAAAGTTTAATAGAAGAATATTATATTACGGTGGTATGTTAGGCAATCCCTTAGGAGGTGGTTTATTAACACCATGGGCGTTTTATGATGAAACTGCAAATCAATACATTAATCAATATACTTATCCTTATGCTGGTAACTTTGACGACCCTTTTAACGCAACCTTAGATATTAATTTCGGATTAGTTAAAGAAGTGTACTACGATAATACAGTAGCACCTATAAACGCAACTAACAATAATTTATATAACATCTATTATAAGAATATGATGGAGGGAATACTTGACCCTAACGGAAAAGTGTTTGAAGGTTACTTTCATTTAGTGCCTAATGATATTTATGATTTTAGTTTTAGAGATTTGTTTTATCATAATAACGCACATTGGAGACTATTAGAAATTAAAAACTATAACCCTACATCAGATGATTTAGTTAAATGCTCGTTTCAAAAGACAAGAGATATAAAACCTTATGTACCTATTAATGTACCTGTTGAGGGTGGAGACGAGCCAATAGTTAAGAGTGGTAGTATTATAGACGACTCAGAGAAGTTCCCGGTTAGCAATAAGTCCGCATTTATGCAAGAGGATAATAATAACTACAACTTTAGAACAACAAAGATTACAGGACAAAACAACTATGTAAATAGAAGTGCTGAGAATGTGGAGATATTAGGGAGTGGAAATACTGTTAGTGCTAATACAAGTGATGTAAGATTAATCAATTCTAATGATAACTTTATTAGTGCAGGAGTAACAGATGTTACATTAATTAATAGTGATGGATTAACAGTGTCAGAGTCGGGTGCAGTTTATATTGATGGAGTAAAAACAGAAGGCACAGACCATCATAGCGGATTTAAAAAAATAGACACGGGTGAAACATTTACTATAAAAGAAAATAAGCAAATGACTAACTGGAATAAATTAACAAACAACGGAACTCTAAAAATAAACGGAGATTTAATATTAAGATAATATGGCAATTTTAGACATGGGTACAGCACCAGCCTCAACGATAGGCAACCCCACAACGGGTAATTATTTCATCTTTTTAGATAACGAGAATGGTGATAAGTTAACAACTAGGGACGAATTAGGAGTAGATACAGTTTACATGTCAGGAGTTATTCCAACTGAGTTGAACGATTTGTCAGACGTACAAGTTACAACACCTTTAAACGGTCAAGTGTTAAAATACAAAACTGGTGCTTTAGCATGGTTAAATCAAGATGAAGACCCTAACCTATCTAATAGAATTGTAGTAACACAAGCGTCTGATTTCGGAGTTATAGACTCAACTAAAGAATATTTTTTAGATGGTGTTATTGATATGGGAGCTACTCAAATAACTGTTCCAAGTGGAGGCATAAATATTAAAGGTTTTGATTTTAATGTTAGTGGGTTAACTTCTAGCGAAAACACTTACGAAATGTTTACGGGTGCAACCGCTGGAGATGTTTTATTCTTTGACTTTAAAATTGAAGTAACGGGAACAGGCTCGAAAGTTTTTGACTTAACCAGTTCAAGCGGTTTTGACGCTTTTGAAATTTCAAGGATAAACTTTAACGGGTGTACATCTTTAGGAGAATTAGAAGGATATAGACAAGGATTAGAAACGGGTACTGGTCGCTTTGGTGGTACTCCTAACTTAATTTTGTCGGGCACTTGGTTAGGTGGTTACTTTATTGATACTTCAATAGTTAGAGGATTAACAGATGGGGCTTACGCTTTATATGAAGAAGGAACAGCGTTTTTAATGAACTCTAGATTTAGGAGCAATCAAAATATAGACTTACCATCTTCCGCTAGTTTCTTTGATTTTCAACCATCTAACTTTGTTAACCCTTCAACGGTTCAGTTAGATAAATGCTTAATTTCTAGAGGTGGGGTGTTTGATGCTAATGATGCAAACATAATACCTAATATGTCAGAAACAGATTTATCTTCTTCATGGGTAGGTAATATCGGTATAGGTAATACTTTTGTAGGTGGTAAATTAAAAGTATCGTCAGAATCGACAACAGTTATAGTATCAGGGAGTACATATTATACATTAAATGCTACTTGGGTAGATTCTAATTTATCTCACTTTGATTCACCGAGTTCAGGACAATTAAGGCATTTAGGTATTAACCCTATTGAATTTAAATTATCTGCGGATTTCAATATTGAAGGTACACCTAATAATGAGTTGGCTGTAAGATTACGAATATGGAGAGAGGCAACAAGTTCTTTTGTGGAATTTCAACCACAGTTAAGACAAATTAGTAGCTTAGTTGGTGGGCGTGATGTTGCATTTTTCACCATACTTACTAGCCTTAAACTGAACCAGAATGATTATGTTTATTTTCAAGTGGCTAACAACTCAGGCAACAACAATGTAACATTAGAATTGGATAGTTTTTTCACAGTAGAAGAAAGATAATTATGGCACAAGAGGCAACTATAAAAGTAAATATTGAACAGGGTAATTCTGGCAAAACCTTAAAGGACTTAAAGAAAGAAGTTGACGCAGTAGACCAATCTGTTGATAATTTAAATAAAGACTTTAAAGAAGGACAACAAGAATCTGCAAAAAGTACTGTATCACTTAAAACTCAATTAAGAAACTTAAAGGATGAGATGGTCCAGTTAGACCACAACAGCCCAGAGTTTAAAAAGATGGCACTTGAAGCAGGTGCAATGGAGGATAAAATAAAAGATGTTGACGCACAAGTTAAAATCTTATCTTCCGATACTAGAGGTTTAGACGCTTTGGTTGGTGCAGGTCAGGCAATCGGTGGAGCGTTTCAAGCGTCTCAGGGTGCAATGGCTTTATTTGGTGCAGAGTCAGAACAAGTACAAAAGGCGATTCAAAACGTCATTGCGGTTCAAGGGATTATGAACGGTGTAATGGCGGTTAGTAATGCTATTAGAAAAGAGAGCGTTATAGGTCAAAAGTTATTAGCGTTGTGGAGTGGAATTGTAACCGCTGCTCAATGGTTGTGGAATGTTGCTGTATCTGCTAACCCTATTGGATTAATTGTTATAGGAGTAGCCGCCTTAATTGCTGGTATTGTATTACTTGTAATGAATATTGATAAGGTTATTAAATTCTTTAAGAATTGGACTAATGTATTGTTTTTAATG